ATGCAAAAGCCCAGGCAGCCCAAACAGAACACGTACCTGATACCGGTACGGATCGAAGAGCACTACGAGGACACGATGGATGTCGTCGTGGAGGCTTCCACGCTCGCCGAAGCGCGCGAGCTCGCAGTCGCCCAGGTCTGGGACGTGGCCGGACGCCGTTCCGGAGCAGTGATAGAGCGCCACGCGGCGGTGGTTCGGTCATGAGCGTCTTCGAGTTCGACGCCGATTTCCACGTCTACACTCTCGACGGTGAGGAACTCCCGAGCGTAACCCAGATCCTCGAAGCGGCGGGCATCATCGACTATTCCCACATCCCGTGGAACGTGCGTCATCTCGCGCTCGAACGGGGGCGGGCCGTGCACGCGGCCACAGAACTCGACGATCGCGGTGATCTCGACGAGACGACGCTCGATCCGATGCTCGAAGGCCACCTGGCCGCGTGGCGGCGCTTTCGTGCCGAAACCGGCTTCACCCCCACACTGATCGAACACCGCGACTATCACCGGCTCCACCGTTACGCCGGCACGATAGACCGGTTGGGTAATTTCAACGGCGGCCGAGCCGCCGTGCTCGACATCAAGACCAACCATGCCGAGCCGTGGGTCCGCCTGCAACTGGCGGCGTACTCGGAGTTTGCTGGTTTCGTGTACGAACGGGTGTGCGTCGAGCTTCACGCGGACGGCACCTATCGGACCTTCACATTCCCCGTCGCCGACAGGCGCCGCGACCTCAACGACTTCCTGGCCTGCCTGCGCGTGATGCAGCTCAAGGCCGAATTGAAAGGTTCTCTATGAATCAGGATCTCGAAAAACAAGCCTCCTCCGTTGCCGAACGGGCGAACGCAGTGCTGGTAGTCGACCAGTTCAGTTATGACGCCGCGGTGGAAATGCTCAAGGGCGTGAAGGAACTGCGCGGCATGGCGGAGACGCATCACCGGCCCATGATCGACGCCGCGCACAAGTCCCACAAGGCGGCGCTCGACGCACTCAAAAAGATCGACGCACCGCTGGCCGCGGCGGAGGCGACCATCAAGGGAAAGCTCGGGCACTTCACGGCGGAACAGGAGCGGAAAGCCGCCGAGGAGCGGCGCCGTCTCGAAGAGGAAGCTCGCCGCCGCCGCGAGGAAGAGATCGAGGCGGAGCTTGCCGCGGCGGAGGCGTCGGGAGCGGCGCCCGCCGAGGTGGCGGCGATGATCGAGCAGGCCGAACGCGCACCGGTGTTTGCGCCGAGGCCAGCCGTACCCGAGTTCCGGCCCGCCGCCGGCGTGTCGACCCGCGGACGGATCGAAGCAAAGGTGACCGATTTCGGCGCGCTCGTGCGGTTCGTGGCCGCGAATCCGAGGTATCAGAATCTCCTGGCCGTGAACGAGACCGCGCTGAACCAGCTCGCGCGCGCCCAGGGCGAGCACATGGCCTTGCCCGGAGTGACCGTGTACAAGACCGCGACGGTCGCGGTCCGGAGAGGAGCGTAGCACATGAACAACGAAGTCATGATCATGGACCAGCCGGTCGAGGTCCAACTCAATGTCGCGCGCGATCCGAAGCAGGTGCTCGCCGAGGCGCAGTTGGTTTCCGGCCACTTGGCGCGCTACGCCGACAAGCACGGACTTTACAAGCTGATCGGACAGTCCAAGCACTTGATGATCGAGGGGTGGCTGATGGTCGCGACCTGCTACCGCGTGACGGCGCGGACCGTGGAGACGCGATTCGTCGACATGGGGGGAGGCGTCCGCGGTTTCGAAGCCGTCGCGGAGGCAATTCACGTTCCCACCGGCCGCGTGGTGGGCCGTGGAGACGCGATGTGCCTCAACGACGAGGACAACTGGTCGACGCGCCCGAAGTATGAATGGCGCGGGAAAGAGAAAGTGAAGGTGGGCGATGTTCCGGTACCGCTGCAGCAGCTTCGGTCCATGGCGCAGACGCGGGCACAGAGCAAGGTGCTCGCGAGTGTATTCCGGTGGGTGGCCAAGTTCGGCGGCTTCAGCGGCACTCCCGGCGAGGAGATGACGGGCAATGAGGACCAGGGGCCACAACGGCCGGGCAGCCGATCCGGACAGAGCGCTCCGGCTCAGGAGCAATCCGACGCGGATGTGATCTCGGAAGCACAGGCGAAGCGCATGTACGCCATCGGAAAGAACGCGCAGCTTTCGGAAGACGAATACAAAGCCGTGCTCGCGTGGTTCGGCTACGGCCACTCGAAGAAGGTGCGCAAGGCCGACTACGACCGGATCTGCGAAGCGTTGTCCAGGAAGCCGGATCCGGACGCGATCACGGCCGATCAGGCGCAAGCCATCATCGAAGCGGCGGAAAACGTCGGCCTGACACCTGACGAGTTCGAGGCGGTGCTCAAGACGGCGGGCGTGAAAAACGTACAGGACTTGAAGAAGGCTCAGTTCGAGGCGGTGCTCGGCGCGGTAAAGAAGGGCGGTGCCAAGTGATCTATCTCGACATCGAGAGCGATCACCCGTCTGCCAACTCCGAGCCAGACCCTGCTGAAGACAGGATCATCAGCTTGGCGTTGGTCCACGAGGGACACGTCGACGTTGGTGTGGACGGATGGGAGAGGGAGCGATACATCAACCCCGGCTTCCCACTGACGCGCACCGCAGTGCATAACATCACTGACGAGATGCTCTCGGGACAGCCCGCGTTTCACGCGGTCGCAAAGAGCCTTTGTGCGCTGCTCGAGACCGAGCTTTACATCTGCACTTTCAACGGCGCACGCTACGACGTCCCCCTCCTGCATGAGGAGTTTTCTCGCGTAGGGATCGATTGGCACACCGACCGGCACAGGTTCATCGACTTGGCCATTCTCTGGCGCAAAATGGAGCCGCGCACGCTCGCCGATGCTTGTCGCCGTTTCGCTGGGCGCGAACACGAGGACGCACACGCGGCCATCTCTGACGCGCGGGTATTGCCAGACATCCTCCGCGGGATGATGCTGGCGTTTCCGGAGGTCCAGGGCAAAGGACTTGACCAATTGGCCGATATGAGCACGCCAAGTATCACGATCGGTGGCGAAGACCTGCCTTTAGTGGACCTCGGCGGACTCTTCGCGCGCGATCGGGATGGAGATCTGGTCTACACACACAAACGAGTTCGCGGGACAAAGGTTTGTGACGATCAGGGTTACGGCAGTTGGCTTGCGCGCAAATTCCCGCTTTTGAGTCACAGCGCGGCAATCCTCTACGACGCCCTCGGAATCGTGGAAGATGGCCACCACTGATTTAGCCAAGCGCGCGCGGATCGTGCTCGCGATTCGCGCGCAGCAGCACAGCCAGCACGAAGACTACCACGCCGATCTGTTGAAGCGGCTGGTGGATGAGGAACTCGCCGAATTGGCGAAGGAAGAACAGGCGCGAAAGGCGCAAGCAAAGGAGAGAGGATGAAGACCATTGTTTTCCCGAAGGCGCACGTCAAGGGCGTGCGCTTCAAAGTGGGCAATCAGTCAGTGCTCGGTTTCGTGGAGTTCGTCGGGCGGCTCACCCCTGAGATCGCAAAAGAACTGGGCGCCGAGTGTTACGACAGCAAGCACCTCCCGAGGGGCGGATTCACGAAAATCGACCTCGAAAGCGAACTCGTCAAATGCAAGTGCAGACTCGCCGTGGCGGGCGCATCCAACTTTGTGCTGGAGATCGATTCACCGACGATCTCCAAATTCCAGGTTGTCAGGATCGGAGGAAGGAAGAAGGCCAAGAGCACCTTTCTCGCGTGCAAGTTTCTGGCGGCGGTCAATGGCCGCGAACAGGAACTGCTGGCTTACTTGAAGACCGCTGGCATGGCAGACGGAAAGCTCGAAATCACCGAGCACAAGCCCGAGCAACAGGAGATGCCGCTCGACGCGAACGCCGCGGCGGAGACGGCCAGGGCGGCGCAGGCGGCGGCCGCCGGCGCGCGGAGTGCCGTGATCGATCAGACCGTGATCGACGGGCTCGACGACGCGATTGAAGAAGACCCGCGGGCGTGGACGATCGTGGACGGCTGGCCCGTGCCGAATCGGCAGGGCATCTACAACAGACGGCACGCGCAGGAGGTGGCGATCAAGGCGAAAGGCGCCGGTCTGGATATGTACGTGATCCAGGCAGCCGAGGGGAAATGGGTGTGGGGTTATTGGGTGCAAGGCAGCGATTTCGGCTTCTCGCATCCTTTGAGCGGAGCGCCGCTGGCGACCAAACGCGCGGCCCTCTGCTGGATCCTGAAAGCGGTGCAAGGGCGGCTGCAGGGGACAGAGTCCGGTAGCAACAAAGGCCGGCAGCAGATCGCGGCACTGATGTCCGCCATCGACAAGCGCCTGATCGAAGAGGCCGCGGAGGCCTTGTACGACGTGATCGACCCGGACGGCGCGAACGGCGAGCCCGCGCCGAGCTTCCTGGACCGGATGCGGAGCGCGAAAAATGCGGACGAGGGACGGGCTATCTTGACTGACCTCGAGACGGCAATCCGTGCGGTGGAGGCGGAGGGCGGCATCCGCGTCCACACGGTGGGCGACCTGCCGAACACCGGATACCGCGGATTCTCCACCGTCTCGGCCAAGGAGTGGCGCGCCATCGAGAAGCGGATCCGCGCCAACGGACACCCGGAGATCGCTGCGCAGTTGGCCGATCTCGTAAACGACGGCACGCTCGCGAACGCCGAGTTCCGCCACCTCGTGGCGCAGGAAAACGCCGAGATCTTCCACGCGCGGGCGGATTCGCGCGGGAGGCAAGCGAGCGCGGCGACGGACGCCGACAAGGAGCCGGCCGATGCCGCCGAGTAGGACGCGATACGAGGCGGGTATCGCGAAACGCCGAGCATCCGATCGAAGGGCGGCAAACTGATGCCGCTCTGCTACGACGGCACCAGCCACTTCAGTAACTGCAAAGCCGCGTCCCAGTTCCGGAGGACCCCGAAATGATGCTCGGATTCCGGGATCAGTTCGACGCCATCAAAGCCGCGTCCGCGCGCCAGCCACACGGCACACGGGCCCGCTACGCCGGCGGTTGCCGGTGCCTCCCCTGCCGCGCCGCGAACTCGCGCTACGAATGCGCCCGGTTTCGCGCCAGGCGCGAGGGCGACTCACGCGGGATCGTGGACGCGGCCAAAGCGCGCCAGCACATCGACGAGTTGAGCGCGCTCGGTGTCGGACGGCGCACCATTGCCGAGGCATCCGGAGCGTGACTATCATCAGCATGATCAAGTCCGGCAAGCGGCAGCGGATCCGCGCGAACACCGAGCGCCAGATCCTCGCGGTGACCGACGGCGATCGCGCGGACGGATCGCTGGTGGATGCGGGCCCGACGTGGCGCCGCATCCGCGCGCTGCTCGAACGTGGCTACAGTAAGGCCACGCTCGCAAAGATGTTCGGCTCTACCACGCCCGCGATTCAGATCAACGCGGTCCGCATCAAGGCCGCGACGGCGTTCCGGATCCAGGCGCTTTGTGACGCGATCGAGGCGGGGAGTATTCGGCGGCCATGAGCTACACGATTCACACCGGCGACGCCCTCGCGGTGCTCCGCACACTGGCGGCTGACTCGGCGCACTGCTGCGTCACGAGCCCGCCGTATTGGCGGATGCGCGACTACGGCACGCCTGGCCAGTACGGGCTCGAACCGACGATCGAGGACTACATCCGGAACATGGTGGCCGTGTTTCGCGAGGCTCGCCGGGTGCTCCGGAATGACGGAACGCTCTGGTTGAACATCGGTGACAGGTATGGATCAACTCGCCCGGGCGGATTCGATGGATCAACGCTTGCGTCTCGCGGCCAGATCGGCGTCAGTCAGAAGGTGGAAGGATTCCGAGAGAAGGACCTTCTGGGTTTGCCGTGGCGCCTGGCTCTGGCGCTGCAGGCGGACGGTTGGTGGTTGCGGGCAGACTGCATCTGGCACAAGCCGAACGCGAAACCCGAGAGCGTCAAAGATAGACCGGGCGTGGCGCATGAGTACGTGTTTCTGCTGACCAAGTCGGAGCGCTATTTCTATGACTGGTGGGCCGTTCGGGAGCCCCAATCGGAACACGAGCGTACGCGCCGCCTGAAGCAGGGGTCCACCGTTCGGCACTACAAGCTGAAGCGGGACGGGCAACCGGGGCTGAAACCATCTGGTTCGAACGGATGCTTCCGGAGCGCGATCGCGCGCGTGAAGATCGCCCAGGCCGGCACAAGGAATCTCCGCACGGTCTGGATGATCGCGACGCAAGGGTTTCAGCGGGCCCACTTCGCCACCTTCCCCGAGAAGCTCGCGGAGAGGTGCATTCTCGCGGGCACGCCGGAAGCATGCTGCCACTGGTGCGGCGCTCCCTACGTACGCACCTTCGATAGGCGCCGCGGCCGGGACGTGGCGGATCCGAAGCGCAAGGGCGAGGGAGTTCACGTAATCCGGGATGACGCGGATTACGAGCCGCCACGGTTCGTGGAGTGGGTGCGGGGCTGCGCGTGCACAGTGCCCGGAGAACCTGCGCGGCCAGTGGTAATCGACCCGTTCTCAGGTGCCGGAACGACCCTGGTGGTGGCGGATCGACTCGGCCGAGACGCGATCGGCATCGAGATCAATCCGGAGTACGCGGCCATGGCAAGAGAGCGAATCGAGGAAAGGAGGGCGAAGACCGCATGAGCGGACACAGCAGCCCGGAAAAGAACGAGACGATCAAGCCCCTTCTCGAGTTCCTCGAAGACCAGGGCTGGCGGGCGATCCGCCACGAGTCCGGATTCGTCCCCGGCGCCGGGAGCTTCGGCGAGAAGGGCATGCCGGACTACCAGTTCATCCGGTATCTCGAGAACGGCGTGAGCTGCACGCTCTGGATCGAGGCGAAGCCGCCCGGCTATAAGCCGCGCTGCAACTGCCGGCCGGCAGGAAGGAATCCCGAGACCGGCCGGAAGACGAAGGCCCACGAGTGCCGCGACTGCGGCCAGAAGAGATGGGCAAAGACAGAGAGAGAGCGCGGCGCGATCGTGTTGCGCGTCGACGACATGGAGGTATTCGAGGAATGGTACAGGAAAGCCTTCCATTGGCTGCCGGCGAATCCCAGGCAAAAGAGCTTATTCGAGTCGGGCAAGTCTGGCGCCGAGGAAGGATCGAGCGCGAAGTGATTGCGCTCGAGACCGGGTGGCCGAACAAGCGCATGATCGTGAGCCGCGAGGCGGCGCCAGGCGGTCTCGGCCGGACCGTGCGCACGTTCGAGCACGCGTTCCGGAAGTGGGCGCGCCAGGCGCGGCTGGTGGAGGACTGATGCTGGTAGTCCGCGACTGGATGCAGCACTACGAGTCCGCGCAGAGCCGATGCGTCGGAAAACTGTCCTGGGTCCGCGTGCCCAACAGTCACGACACGCAGGGATTCTGCCGGCTGATGGCGCACCCGGATAGCATGGCTCTCTTCGGCGCCTTCGTGCTGCTGATCCAGGTGGCGAGCAAATGCGCGGAACGCGGCATCCTGACCGATTCCAAAGGGCGCCCCCTGGACGCCTATGACATCGCGGCCCAGTGCCGCGGCGACGTTGGAGTGATCCAACGCGCAATTCAAATCCTTTCCGACGACAAGATCGGATGGCTAATGGAGTGCCCGACCCTGGATCAAGCCAGGGCAGCGAGCGGGCGCGCGAGCGGGGCGGCGGAAGCCGAGCGATCCCGACGCTATCAGCGGAGCGACCCGGACTATGAGCCGGACGCTGAAAAACATCAGCCGCGAGACACAGAGGAGAGGAGAGAAGAAGAGAAGAGAAGAGAGAAGAAGCGAGCGAGCGAGCGTTCTGCTGTTCCAGTAGCAGAGACGCCCGCCGCTCGCCCGCCTGAATCCACACAGGGAGCCGGAACCGGACCGACCGCGAGCGCTGGATCATCCACACCAGCGAGCGAGCGCGGCGAGCGTCTCCGACCGGAGCGAGCCCTGGTGGACCGCGTGTGGCACGCGATGCGGGAGAAATTCCCTCGCGTCGATCGCGGATTGGCGGAACGAGTTACTGATCGAGCCTTGCAAGAGATCCGAGCGAACGGTTTGAGCCCGGCGGATCTGCTCGAGCACGCGCCTGAACTCGTTCGCAACGCAACCCGGCCACATATGCGTGGCGCGGCTATGTACCTGGAAACACTACCGGAAGAGATCCGGACCAGCATCACGGAGGATTCATGAATCGACTACAACCTCGCGGCGCGACCGCGCTGCAACCAGTCGCCGCGAAAGCGGACCCGCCGGCGTGCGAGACCTGCCGGGGCCGCGGTTACATCCCGCTCGGCGTGCAGCCCGAGCCGAACTGGGGCAGTGCCGCAGGCCTGGCCGCGGCGCTGGAACGCGGCGCCTGCTGCCTGTGCACCTGCGCCAAGGGCCGCTGGTGGCGCGACTGGTTCGCTGAACTGGCGGAGCCGATGCTCGATCGCGAGGGGCGCCCGGTTAGCACCGGATTCCGAATGCCGGCGCGCGGCATCCCGGACTTCGAGGAGCGTGCCGCGTGAACGAGAGCAAGAAGCCGGATCCGCCGCCCCCCAAGCCGCCGAGTGCCATCAGCCACGGTTCGGTCTGCGAGCGCGGCTACTTCGAGCTGCAGCGCAAACGCGACCGCGAGCGAGAACGCCAGATCGGAGCCGAGGAGGAAACCCTGCCATGACCGAAGATCTTCGGCGCGTCCGCACGGCGGCGGCGTTCCTCATGGCGCACTGCCCCAATCCAGACTGCCCGATAGGGTGCCCGGATGAGCATGCGGACTTGGGTTTCCCTGAGGTCGCTTGCGGAACTTTCAGACCCGAACTGCAACTCGGGGAGGAAGGGGGAAAGGGGGGTAGGGGGGATTGCGGGGATGGAGGGGAATCTCCCCAGCGCCAGCGAGGGGCAGGGGGATCAGAGCGCCACGCGCGTCCCGGCGCGCGATCCGGAGACAATCTTGCTCGACGCTTCGAAGCTGCTGTACCTGGCGAATCAGGCAGCCCAGAAGCTAGAGTCCATGTACATCCGCCGCGAGGTCGAGCCACGGGTGGCACTCGATGATTTGATCAAGGCTCGACCCGCGCTCAGGGCGACGCGGCTGGCACTGGACGAACTGATAGCTCTGCTGAAGCCTGCTGTGAAATGACCCCGAACGGGTGATTGCCGATAGCGGCACGGATGTGTCACAGTGGGTCTTGGCGGGCATGCTGGCCGGGGAGACCCCGGCAGGTACCTTTCAGAAACACCCGCCAATCCTTCCTTGATGGCGAAGAAGCAGAGACTCAGCACCGCCCAGAAAACCGTGATCGCGCGCGGCAAGGTCGAGGGAAAGCCCGGCAAGCAGATCGCGGCCGAGGCCGGTGTCAGCCAGTCCACCGTGGATCATGCGCGCCAGGACCCCGAGATCCGGAGTCTGATCGAGCGCTACACGGAGAAGTACGCCAAGAGGGTCGAGCGGTTGTTCGAGGTGACAGTGGATGAGCTCGAACACGATCTCAAAGACCGCAAGGCCAGCCAGGCGGACCGCCGATCGAGCCGCGAGCAAGCGCTCGAACTGATCACGCTCGCCGATCGAGCAGCCGGCAGAATCGGCGGCGCCGCGGCGAGCCAAGGCCGCAGTGGCGAGGGCGGCGAGTACACCATGACGGAACTGTTCGCCACGTTCCGGCAGGTCACGGGCAGCAAGTGACCGCGGCCCGGCGCCGGAAGCTGTTCGAACAGAACTTGCCCTGGGTCCGCGTTCTCGCACGCAAAGCGATCCGGCGTTTACCGCCGTCGTTCGACGTCGAGGACTTGTTTCAGATCGGGGCCGCGAAAATGTGGGAGAAAATCCCAGACTGGGACGCGTCCCGCGGTGTGCCTCTACAAGGATTCCTGGTCAGCTACGTCTACAACCAGATGTTGATGTCGGCGCGCGGCCCGAAGTACCGCGATGCGACGCGGCCGCCGATCCCGGATAGCGCCACCACCGAAGTCAGCGCGATCGACACCGAACGCGCGCAGCGCTTCGCGATCCTGGCCGATCTGATCAACGGGCTCGACGCTCCCGAGCGCGACTTGCTTCACGCGCATTTCTGGGAGGGCGAACGCCTGACCGAGATTGCAAAAGGACGACGGGTGACACTGCCAGCTCTGAAATCCGAGTGCGATCGAGTGCTGTCGGTGCTGGCGTGCCGCATCCTCGATCGCGAACCCGAGTTGCTGGAGGATTAGGGAACCGTTGCACTCCTTGCAACAGTTGCGCGGCAACTTTCCGGCATGAGAACACTCGCGCGCAAGCTGGCGAAGCTGCTGTGGAAATGGTCGGACGCCCTCAAAGCTTGGTCCGACAGGGACCAGAAGGTAGGCCCATTCTGGGTTGGCTGGGACGCAAGGCTCCAGCACCTCATCATCGACGGCGCGCCCTTTTCCCGAGAGCAAATCGACGCCATGACCCATCACAGGCGGCAATGGCCGAATGGGGTCAACCCGGCTGACCCGAGCAACTCGTAGGCATGGAACCCAAAAACTGGATCTGGGGACTGACGCGATTCTTCGCGAGTTGGGGGCTGTATGAGGCGATGGTTGTATCCGATCCTGAGCAGATCATTCAGTTTGCCCTGATCGTGGGAGTCGCCGGAATGATCGACATCATCGAGGCAAGCAACTCGTAGAACGTGGCTCTCCCCCAGGACCGCTACGCCCTTGAAGAACTGATCCGGGCGCAGGCCGACTACGCCCGCATGGCGCGGGAATCGTGCACGATCCGGAACGAGCGCGGCGAGACCGTGCCCCTGATCTTCACGCCCGGCCAGGTCAAGGTGACCGCGGCGATCGACAAGCAGTTCAAGGCAGGCGCCCCGACAAGGATCATCATCGTGAAGGCGCGCCAGGTGCGCATGTCCGTAGGCTGCTGCTGGCACATCTGGCGGCGGACCGGGTTCCTGCCCGGTCAGCAAGCGATGATCTTCGGCGATCTCTACAAGAGCGCCAAGAACCTCTTCAACTACTGCCAGCAGTTCGACCAGAGCTACAAGCCATTCCTCGGCCTGGCGAAACTGCGCCGTCTCAAGCCCATCAAGGACAAGGCGTTGAAATGGGCGGGGGGATCCTGGATCGAGTTCCAGTCCGCGGAGTCCACCACGACGGGCCGATCCTACTCGATCCGGCATCTGTTGCTCGATGAGTTCGCCTACTACGGCGACGCCGAGGAACTGATGGGCGGCGTTCTCCAGTCCGTGCCCGACGATCCCGACACCACGGTGATCATCAACTCGACGGCGAATGGCGAGGGCGGCGCCTTCTATCAGCTCTGGATGCGATCGCTCGAAGGCCGGACGGGCTACGCGCCGGTCTTTTTCGGATGGCACGAAGAGGGCAAGTACGCGATGCCGCTCTCGGTGGATCCGCACCACTTCGAGCGCTCACTCACCGACGAAGAGCACCAGGAACGCCAGAAGTACAAGCTCAGTCCGGAGCAGTTGAACTGGCGCCGGTGGGCGATCGAAAGCAAGTGCTACGGCAGCTTGAGCAAGTTCCGGCAAGAATACCCCGGATGCGCCGAGGAAGCCTTCCAGGGCACGGGCCGAAAGGTGTTCGACATGGGCGCGGTGGCCAAGCAGACCGCGCGCGCCACTGCCGGCGGCGTGCTCGATCGAGTGCGTGTGGGGACCACGACGCGCGTCCAGTTTGTGCCCCGCACCGGGCCCGGCGAGGCGAACGAGCTGCAGGTGTGGCAGCGTCCGCAGGTGGGCCACCACTACGTGATCGGCGCCGACGTCGCGCAGGGAATCGACCCGGCGAGCAAGAGCGGCCGCAACAGCGATCCGGATTGGTCCGTGGCGCAGGTGCTCGACCGCGAGACCGGCGAACAGGTGGCCATGTACCGGGCACGGGTCACGCCGCACACCTTCGGCGACCAGCTCGCCGCGTTGGGCGAGTACTACAACTGGGCGGTGCTCGTGCCCGAGGCGAACAACCAGGGCGTGGCCGTGATCGAGACGTTGCTCAAGGTCTATCAGCCGTACCTGATCTACAAGCGCGATCGCCTGGCCTCTGACCGGCGATCGACGCGGCTCGAAGACCTCGGATGGTCGACCACGGCGGTGAGCAAGCCGCAGCTCATCAGCGCACTTGACCGGGCGATCCTCGAACGCTCGATCACGATCCACGATCTGACGACGCTCATGGAGATTCGCACCTTCGTCTACCATCCGGACGGCAAGCAGGCCGCGACGGACGGCATGCACGATGACACAGTGATCGCGCTCGCGCTGGCCGTGATCGGCCTCCGGACGCCGATCCCGGTGCAGCAAAGCCGCGGCGCGGATGAGTGGAAGCCGCAGAGATGGGGCCAGGTGCAACAACCCGACCCGTGGAGGGACTGATGGGGCGCGGCTACAAGTGGAGCAAAGAGGCGCGTGAAGCAAAGATCGCCGCTCAAAGGCAGCGCCGGCTCGCCGTCCGTATCGCGGAGTACCGGCACACCCACGGAGCCGATCCGTCGCAACGGTGGATCGAGCGGGAGTACGGCGCGATTTGGCAGGCGCAGCGCGCGCGCCGAGATTGGGAACTCCGCTTCAACCAACGGCTGCAGCGAGAGAATCTCGAGGAGTGGCACCGGCAGAGGACGGAAGATCGGGGACCGGCCTACCTGTATCCGAACTTCTCAGCCGAGCTGGCCTGGAAGTGCCGCTTTTTGCGCGCGCGCAAGTTGGGCCGGCGCCGATAGCGGCAACTCCTAGACGTGCTGAACCTGAGCAAACGCGAGTTGGAATACATCGGCCAGCAGATCGAGTCCGACGTCCGCGGCGCGATGCCCGACAACAACAAGCGAATCGAGAGATGCAATCGCTACTTCGCGAAGTGGCGCAACCTGCCGGATGCGCCCGCCCCCGGCGACGAGGACAAGCCGAATTTCTCGATCCCGGTCCTGATCTGGCAGCTCCGCGCCAAGTGGTCACAGATGATGCAGGCCATGTTCGGCGAGGACGCCGCGGTGGTGGCGAAGCCGGTCGGGCCAGCGGATCAGCAGATCACGGCGAAGATCAGCCGGTTTGTGTCATGGGTCGTGTTCTCTCACATGCGCATCGTGAAACCGATCGCGACGTGGACCTTCCGGGTGTGCCTGTATGGACGCGCGCACTACTACCGGCCATGGAAGGTCCGGCGCCGCGACGGCGAGGTGCTCTACGAGGGTCCGGACTTCATCCCGTTGCGACCGGACGATCTCATCGTGCCCGCCGAACGCGTCAGCTCGATCCACGACTTCAGCTTTGTGGTTCGCCGCTTCAGGGTGACGCCGCAGCAGCTCCTCGACGGCGAGCGCGCGGGCGCCTACTTCGGCATCAGCGAGAACTGGGAGCGCATCGTCAAAGCCGCGCACCAAGCCCCGCAGCGCGACGTTTCCGCCACGGACGGCGATTTGATGGCGCACACCGAGGACCGGGCGCAGGGTGTGGAGCCGGACGGCTCGACCGCGCACGTCTCGGCCCTGACGTGCTGGGAGTGGTACGGACACTGGCGACTCCCGAAGGGAGACAGAGAGGACTCCGGCCAGCAGCACCAGACCGAGACGCGCAATCCGGATCAGCAGGAACTGATGGTGCGGTACTTGCCCGATCTCCACATGGTGGTGACAGCCGAGCTGCTCTCGGAGATCTATCCGAAGATGGATCGCCGCCGGCCCTTCGGCGAGGGCGCGCTGATTCCCGATGGGACGTACTGGGGGCCGGGATTCGGTGAGCTGCTCGAGGACGTCGCCGCCGAGATGACCGCGAACCACAATCTGGCCCAGGCGGGCCATGAGCGCAGCGTGGGGCCGATCGTGTTCTACCGCCCGGGCGAAGGATTCGACCCGAAAAAGCACAAGCTCGAGCCGATGATGGCGTTCCCGGTGTCCGATCCCCGGTCGGTGAACGTGATGTCGGTGCAATCCGACATGTCGGGGTCGGTCGTCATGGGTCAAGCCTTGGGCGCGATCGCCGAGAAGGTGACGGCCGTATCGGATCAGACGCTCGGCAGGGCGATCGATCGGCCCAACGCACCGCAGACCGCGGCGGGTCAGATGATGCTGATCGAGCAGGGAAACGTGCAGGTGTGGTTCGACGCGACGATGTTGCGCGAGGACCTGGGCGTGTTGCTGTTCGATTTGTTCCAGCTCTATCAGAACTTCTCGGACGGCGACCTGTTCTTCAGGGTGACGGAGGAGGAGGCGGGCGGGCTATTCGAGGCGAACCGCGGCGGATCGACGATCACGCCGGAAGAGCGCGGCGGACGGTACGACTTCGAACTGCGGTTCGCCACGTCGGTGTGGGCCAAGCAAGTGAAGAAGCAAGAGACGCTCGAACTCTACGGCATCGCGATGCAAAACCCGATCGTGGCGCAAAGTCCGCGCGCGCTATGGGTGCTGCTCAACAAAGCCTTCAAGGCGATGGGCGATGACAATCTGTCCGCCATCATCCCCGAGCCTCCGGACCTCGGCCTACCGAAGCAGCCCCGCGAGGAGTGGACGCTCATGCTCCAGGGCGAGGACGTACAGGTGAACCCGAACGACAACGACGATCTCCACCTCCAGATGCACCGCCGATTCCGGGAACTCGAGCTCAAGAAAGAGCGGCCCGACATGGACGCTGTCGATCGCTCGATCGAGCACGAGATCGCGCACGAATCGGCCAAGCGTCAGAAGATGCTCATGCAGGCGATGACCGCAAAGCTGGTGGACGGCATCGCGGCCGCGACAGCGGACCCGTCCATGGGCGGACTTCACGCACGCGGGCCGATTCCGATGCCGGTGCAGCAGTTGAGCCAGGAGATCCAGGGAGCGTTCGGTGGCGGACAGGGAGGCGGCAATGGACCCGCGGCGTGAGGAGGCCCTCGACGCGATCGACGTTCTCGAAATCGAGAGCATGATGAAGTCGCCCGGGTGGAAGCTCTACGCGGAGCGGCTCGCCGGCATGCTGGAATTGGCGCGGCACGATTGTGAGCGGCCGGGAGAAGCCACGCTCTACCACCAGGGCCGCGCGGCGTCGCTCCGCGCGGTGATCGGGTTGCCTGCGCTACTGCTCGACGAGGCGCGCGAGAACGCGAACGCGCGGAAGCGCCGTGGCTGATCTGATCGTCGCCGCTCCCGTGGTCCATGTTCGCGAGCAGTGCCACTACTGTTCGCGGTTCTTCGTCGGTGGCGATCTGATCCGGTGGGTGAACGGGACCATCCGGATCTGCGAGAAATGCCACGACCGGCACGTTCAAGCGCTGGCCGTCCTGGGGGGCGCGCCGCCCCCGGACGGGTGCCAGGAATGCGGGGCGCCGTGGCCCCACAAGGGCGACGGCAACTATTCGATGCACATCGCCCAAAAGGACGGTGTGTACCAGGTGCTGTGCCGGCCATGCGCCGTCCGCTACGTCTCGCAACGCCGTGATCTCTATCCGCACGCGAAACCCTGAGAACACTCAAGGAGCCATCCATGGATTGGGATCAAAACGGCGAGCTCGGCGAAGAGCCGGCCGCACAGCCGAAGGCCTCCGACTCGCCGAAAGACGGCGGCGGTGAAGCCAAGGGCAAAGACAAAGGCGATGATGTCGTCGCCAAGCTGACCAAGCAGGTGGAAACACTCACCAAGCGGCAAAACGAGCTGCAGGCGGAAAACGAGTTCTGGCAACGCCGGCTCGGTGGCCAGCAGACGGCCGCGCAGGGCGAGGAAGACGACGAAGACGGCGAAGAACCCGGAGAACCGGCGGGCGATGACGAGCCGATTCTCGACGCGGTCTCGAAGAAGGGCATCAAGGCGTTGCTCGATCGCGGCATGCTGACCAAGGCGGCCGCCGAGAAGATGTTCGTCAGGATCGCGCGCGACGAAGTGGCCAAGGCGACACAAAAGCTCCAGGCGGACGCCGCTCTCTATGACGAGGTGCCCGAACTGAAGGACAAGGACTCGGAAGTCACGAAGCTGACCGCGAAGTACTTCCAGCAGGCAATCAAGGAAAACCCGGCAAACCGAACCTCGCACTTCGCGCTAGCGATGGCCGCGAAAGCCGCCAAGGCCGAGATCGACGCGAAGCAGGCGCGATCCCGCCGGGACGAAGAAGGGGAGGCGCGACGGCGCCGGATCGCTGTCCAAGACCCGGGCGGCGACGGGTGGGGCGGCGACGAACTCGACGACAGCCCGAGCCCGCTGCAACTACAGTTTGCGCAGCGCATGGGACTCGATGAAGAGACCGCGCGCGGCGCCTACAGCCGGAGGAAGCAGCGGTAATGGCAAAGAGACTCAGTTTCGGAATGGGCAAGCCCGACATGGCCGATCCCAGCGTGCTGCCGGAATCCAGGCGGCACAACGCGGCGGACGCTCCCGAGTTTCCGCCCGAGCTGGCCGGATTGCACTTTTCGGGCGTGCCGGCTGAATCGTTCCCTTCGGCATCGTGGCCCCACTTGCGCGTCAGCAACAGCGACGAAGCGAAGGCCGTGTCCGACGTGGGGAAGAAACCTTATGGCATGGCCGGATCGGTTTCTCCGCGCGATGGACGCACAGGCCCCGATCCCGTTTCGGTGGCCAATCCCGAGAACTTCGACAAGGCCCTCGAAGAGCGCTACGACTTCCGGCGATCGGAAGCGGAGGCGCAGATGGCACCCGATATCCTGCTCCAGAAGCGGAACGCCCACGTTCCGGATGGCTGGAAAGCGCGCTATCAGACGGCGCCCGCGGGACACTCGGGCGGCATGCTGAATGGATTCGCCGTGATGAAAGACGACGCCGGAAACCCGGTGCGTGTGAACGAGCTGGTGCTCACTGCCCAGCCCGCCGACATCGCGGAGAAGGTGCAGCAGAGGCACGAAGCCCAGGCCGAGCAGTTCATGGCCGAGGTCTACGCCAAGGCCAGGGCAGAGAGCGGCGGGCGATTGGTGCCCACCGGCGAAGATACTTTTGCACGTGAGCAGGGAGGGGTAAGCCGTGCGCTGTAACCGCGCCGCCGTCTCTCCAGCGTCCGACCCACGGGCGCGCGTTCGTCTCGTTTGGGAACACCAGACCAACGAGGTAAACATCTATGGCGAACATCAACGCGCCCCACGGCGCGCGGCTGATCGGGCGGACCGATAGCGGGCTGGGATTGCCCAGCGTCAATCCGTACCAGAAGGCCGCGAGCCATGGCACCGCGATCTTTGCGGGCGACATCGTGAACGCGGTCGCCGACACCACCATCGAGCCGGGCGGCACGCCCGGAACCACCATCTTTGCCGGCGTCTCCCTGAACCACGGCGCGGCCAGCAAGCTCACTACTCACTACGTCGTGGACGATCCCGAAGCCATCTTCGAAATGCAGGCTTCGGGATCGATCGTCGCGGCCGATCTGAACCTGAACGCGAACTTCCTGTTCACCACGGCGGGGAGCGCGCTCACCAAGCAGAGCGGCCACATGATCGACCACTCGACCAAGGCCACCTCGGCGGGACTCGACGCCCGGCTGTTGCGGAAGTACGCGCTCCCGGTCGACATCAACGACTGGGGTAGCTACGTCATCCTCGAGATCAAATTCAACGCGCGGCACATTCGCCGGGCGGGAACGGCGGGAGTCTAACCATGATCATCAATCGACTCAGTTTCCCCGACTTTTTCATGGAGACGATGCTGCCGTCGTTGCGGGCGGTCATCGCCAACAAGTTCAAGGCGAAAAAGAAGATGATTCCGGATCTGTTCCAGGTGATGAACTCCGATGGATCGATCGAGCAGTTCTCCGGATTCTCCGGTCTCGGCTACGCATCCGAAGTGTCGGAGTTGGGAGATATCCGAGAAGACGCGCCCGTGCAGGAATTCGCCTCGACGTTCGTCCATCGGACGTTCGCTCTGGCGTTGTCGTTCTCGCGCGAAACCGTCGAAGACGACAAGCACCGCCTGATCCGCCGTTCGACCGAAGAGCTGGCGGACTCGGTGGTGGAAACCACCGAAATCGACGGCGCCAACGTGATCAACCTGGGCTTCTCGACGGCCGGCTACGACGGGCAGCCGTTGTTCTCGGCAAACCATCCGCAGTCCAAACGCGGCGGCGTACAGTCGAACATCCTGTCCGTCGCGGCCGATCTGTCGGTGTCGAGCCTCCAGTCCGCCTTGATCGACTGGATGACGATGCGGCGGTCCAACGGCCACCTCGTGAGCCTGCCCACGCCGCGGCTGCTCGTTTCGGCGAACGGCCATTTCAACGCCCACGAGATCCTCAAGGGCACCTATCGGAGCGACACGGCGAACAACACCGTGAATGCGTTCCGGTACGGCGAACAGGGACCGATCGAGAGCATCATGAGTTGGGCGCGCATCACCAACCCGAAGTTCTGGGGGTTGTTCGCGCCTCCGGGACAGACCGGGCTCGTGTGGTTCTGGCGCGTGAAGCCGTACCAGTATCCGTTCCGCGACGACAAGAGCCAGCGGGCCGGCGTCGCCATTCGCTATCGGAAGTCGCAGGGGTGGGAGAGCTATCTCGGCACCTACGCGTCGCCGGGGGCGAGCTAAAGCCAGACGGGGGCGCTTCGGCGCCCCTTTCGCCACATCAGGAGGAAACATGGCAGCGAAAACCGGATACACCAATTATACGAAGGTGACCGCGGACGAACTCGACGCGGTTGTGCTCAAACAGAACGGGACCGCGATCGGCAGCGGTACGGGAGATGTGACCGGACAGGCATCGAGCGTGGACAACGAAATCGCGCTCTTCTCTGGAACGGGTGGGAAGACGATCAAGCGCGCGGCGACCACGGGCGTGCTCAAGGCGGCGAACGGCGTGATCGCGGCGGCGGTGGCGGGCACCGACTACGTGGCTCCCACGGATGAGACGGCTGTGCGTACCGCCCAAGTGACACTGACGGCGGCTCAACTGAAGGCGCTGTATACGTCGCCGCAGACGATCGTCGCCGCACCCGGCCCTGGTAAGGCCATCATGGTGCTGGGGGCGATAGCCAAGTATACATACGCCACGGCGGCCTTTTCGGGTGGGTCGTCTCCGGCCCTCTACATCAACGGTTACAGCGGGGCGGGCTGGGCCGTGGTGCCGGCGTTCACGCAGGGTCCCGGCAACGCGCTGCTTGCGGCGACGGCGGACAAAATGTCATACGGTTTCCCGGCGGGCGGCGGTGCGGATCTTGCAAATCTCTCCAATCAGCCGCTGGTGTTCGCTGGGTCTGCCGCTGACCACACGGCGGGCGGCGGGTCGTTGACGCTCACGGTGCGCTACATGATCGTAACGGTGTAGGCGATGCGCAAAATGACACGCGGCGAGGCCTTCATCGGTCTCGCCATCCTGCTCTGGCTGATAGTCTCGGCCGCGTCCGCGATCAGCGCCCAGGTGTTCAGCGGCCCCCCAGTGCCGGGATCTGTTTCCGCGGGTTCGGTCCGTTTCGCGGACGCCGAAGTGCCGTCCGCGACGAGTACGCTGGTCTACCAGCTCGCGCGGACGCCGGCACCGGTCGACTCGTTGCAGGTGTTCCTAAACGGGATGCTGCTGAAGCGCGGGGCTGATTATTCGCTTACGGCGGGAACAATCACTTTCGTGAGCCAGTACACCACGATGCTTTCCGAAGGCGGCAACGCCGTGGTGGTGTTTTACCGGTACTGAGAATGGCACTGACATACGGACAAATCCGGCGTGAACTCTCCCAGCTCTGCATGGGGGCGAGTCTCGATCTGCTCGATGGGTGGATCCGCGACCGGTACCTCGAGATCCTCGACCGGCTGGACTGGGTGCGGGTCCAGAAGTCGGTAGCGATTCCGCTGCCGGCTGAAGTGAACGCGGGAACGGTGGCCGTGGTGAACGGATCGGCCGCGATCGCGGGGACCGGAACGGCGTGGACGGCGGAGATGAGCGGGCGGCTGTTCCGTATCGCGGGCCAGGCCGAGTACTACGAGTTCACTTTCGCGAGCGCGAACACGGGAACGCTCGACCGCCCCTTTCTGGGCGGGACGGCGACCGGCGCGGCCTACCGCATCAACGCGCTGTCGGTGACATTGCCCGCGAACTGCCGCTCGATCGACCCGCCGCAACTACTCGACCCGGCGCGGCCGCTCGAGATCCGGAGCCTGGCCGACATCGCCGCAACCGATCCGTCCTTGAGCCGCTACGCACCGCCCGAGTGGGTCGCGTGGCAGTTCGATGCGGCGTCCGCGCCGCCCGTGCCGCAGCTTCGCGTGTGGCCGGTGCCGGTGCAGCCCTGCACGATCGTGGTTCCGTACACGGCGGACGGGGAACTCGGCACGGGATCGGGCCAAAGCCTGTTGCCGTGGATGCGGCCGGGCTGCATCAAGGCGGGCGTTCAGGCGGATCACGCCCGATGGTCGAAGGAACTCATGGCCGCGGGGACCTACGAGGCGCGATTCAGCGAACTGCTGACAGACATGACGCGGGTGGAAGCGAGCCGGACACCGCCCGAGGTGCTCGAAGTCGCGGCACGGCACACACGCCACCGCCGCGCCCGGTACTGGAGGTAAGCCGGTGGCGACCACGGCCGAACTTGTAAACGCCGTGCTGTCTCGCGTGGGGGAGGACCCCGCCGCGCCCGCGTTCTACCAGGCGTTCGAGGTGCTGGACGCTCTGAACGAGGGGCAGCGGTTCTTCGCGTTTCTAACGTTGTGTCTCGAGACGAAGGCCACGCTCGACGCGGGCGGATCCGCCACGCATCACTTGCTGGCCAGCTTCCCGGACTTCCTGCTCGCGCTGCGGTGCCGGTGGACACATTCCGGGGAGCGCATTCGCCCGGGTCGAATGCAGGACTTCGCGGCCGAGGCCGACAACTGGCTGACTCTGTCCGGCGACGCGCAGCGCTACGGCGTGGCGGGCTTCGACATGCTCGTACTCGACCGGCAGCCGGACGCGGGCTCGGTGATCGAGATCACCTACGCGCGCATGCCCGCCGTGATGACGACGGCGAGTTCGCCCGAGATCCCGATCGAGTTCCATCCAGCGATCGAGGACTACGGGGTGTATCGCTTGCGGATGGCGAAGGAAGGAGGGCAGGAAGGCGCGAAGACGCTCGAACTCTTCAGCAACTTCCTGACGACGGCAAAGGCGCACGCCGAGACCGTGAGAAAGCGGATGGTGGGCGCGGACTACGACGCCGAGCCGTTCGAACTGAAGGAGAAGCGATGGCGGACAATGTTGCAGTCACCCCGGGCGCCGGCGTAATTATCGCGACCGACGACGCCGGAGGAATCCACTTCCAGCGCGTGAAGCTGGATGGCGGGTCCGATGGTGTCAGCGCGCCGATCGAGGGGGACCAGACGAACGGTCTCGATGTCGACGTGACGCGCGTCCAGGGCACCGTTACGGTGGCGGGCACTGTCACCGCGCAAGATGGCGGTGGATCGTTGAGCGTCGATACGCTCCAACTCCCGCCCGCGCTGGTGGCAAACCGGCTCGACGTCAATATCGGCGCTTCCATCACCGTGCCGGTGTCCGATGGCGCGGCATCCCTGACGATTGATTCGCCACAACTGCCGACGTCCCTGGTGGGCGGCAAGCTCGACGTGAACATCGGCGCGGCGACCGCGACGGTGCCCGTGTCCGACGCGGGCGGCGTGCTCAGCGTGGACGACGGCGGCGGATCGTTGACTGTCGATGGCACCGTGAGCGCGAACCAGGGCACGGCCGCGGCGCTCGGCCAAGCGTGGCCGGTGAAGATCACGGACGGCACCAGCGCCGTCGACATCAGCGACGTGGGCGGCGCGAAGGCGCTCAAGGTGGACGTGATCGCGCAGACCGGCGCGGGGACGCAGGCGGACAAGTCCGGATTCACCGAAGGGTCCGGACTTGTGCGCGTGGTGGGCGGCGTGCTGAACGACACGCCCGGCGCGGATCCGGCAGAGGACCAGGCGGCGGCGGTCCGCATCACGCCGAAGCGGGCGCAACACGTCAACCTCCGGAGCCAGGCGGGGACGGAGATCGGCACGGCGGGCGCTCCGGTGCGCGTGGATCCGACCGGCTCGACGACTCAGCCGGTTCTCGGAACGCATGATCTCGCGATCAAGACGGCGGTGGAGTTGATCGACGATACGGTGGCGGTAACGGGCGCGGCTACGCCCGGGAAGGGGGTGATCGTTGCAGGGACGGATGGAACCAACGCGCGCGCTCTCAAAGTGCGCACGGATGGCCAGGTGGAGGTTCACGACGGCGGGAACTCTCTTACGGTGGATGGCACGGTTACGGCGAATCAGGGCGGCGCGCCGTGGTCTCAGAACCTGACGCAGATTGCAGGCGCGGCGATCGCGACTGCGGCGAGCGGCCTCGCGAAGGCGGGAATCACCGACGAGGCGGGCGCGGCCTTCAGCGAGACGAACCCGCTGCCGGTGCGCGCGGCCTATCCCGAGCACACCGTCTGGCGCGCGGCCAAGACGTTCGGCGCAAGCGAGAGTGACGTGGCGATCTTCACGCCCACGGGCGGCAAGCGGTTCGTGGTGTGCGGCATCATCATCACGCCGACAGCCGCGGGCGCGCTCCTCAAGGTCTTTGACGGCACCAACGCGGCAGCGAACATGATCTACCAGGGTCAGCCACCATTGGGCGCGATCGTGATCCAGTTCGCCACACCGTGTCCGTCGAGCGCGGTGAACAACGTGCTGCGGTACTCGACCGGCGCGAGCGCGGCGGGCGACCTGACGGCGTGGGGCTACGAGGTCTGATGCTGCTGATCCTGTTCAACGGCGGGCAGTCACCCGCGGGCGGCGTCAACGTCCGCGACGTGATCACCCGCCTGTTGCCGTCTCTGCACTGCTACCGGCTGGTGGACCTTCAGCATTGGACCGAGGCCGAACTCCTCGAGTGGGCAACGCAGGAACTGCAACGGCTCGCGGTATCGGGCGTGTTCACGGAACGCTCGACCGTGGCGACCGTGGCCAACCAGCAGGCTTACGCTTATCCAGCGCGCCACATCCATACGATCTTCGCCGCGCTCAATGGTGTCACGCTCCGGCCCGCAACCGTCGCTGAACTCTCGGCGCTCGACGACGCGTGGGAGACCGCCAGCGGCGCGGTGGAGCGGATCATTCCCGATTTCGAAGGGGTGGACAAGTTCGCGGTCTACAAGACCCCGACAGCAGGCGGGCAGACGATCACGCTGATCTACTGCCAATCGCCCGAGCCGTTGGAGGCGAACGCACCCACGGTGTCCGCGCCCGCGATCATCGCCGACTACACGTGGTGGGCGATGCTTCGCGAGGCGCGGCGCAAGGAGACGGACGCGCAGATGCCGGAGGTATCGGCACACGCGGCGGAACGGCTCGCGCTCTTCGAAGAGGCCTTCCGGGACTACTGGGGATTACAAAACGTATACCCTTAGTTCTACCCTCAGTCTTGCATACCCCCCCCTCTGCCAGATTGATGTGCTACCCTGATGAAGGAGGTACGTGAACCATGCCCCTTGATGTTGCGGCGATCGAAGCAGAGATCGCAAAACTCCAGAAGCTCCGCGAGTTTGCCGCAGACCCGGATTTCGAAACTTTGGTTGCGAGGTTCGCAAGGGCGGAGGCCAAGGCCCCAGGGGAGATGTCGATGGCTGAGCCCCGAACAAAGGACCGTCCGACTGAGATCCGGGCAGAGCAAGGTCCGGCGCCGCCGCCAACCCGTGGGACGCTCAAGCAAACGGTGACCCATGCCGCTCTCAGTGAAGGAGACTGGTTCAGTGGCTACGATCTCACGAGAAAGCTACGAGAGCAGGGCTATCCCTTCGCCGCCAAGAAGCCCCAGATTGGCATCCTCGAGATTCTTCGCGGCATGGTAAGGGACGGTTTGATGGAAGTCCAAGACGGGGCGGGTCCCAGCGATCCAAAGCTGTACCGACCGAGGCGGCCGACTGCGTGAAGCCCGATCCGTGGCCTGACGGAGGTCCCCCATGAGAAGAGAACAAGCCCCTATCGTCACCACACGCCTCGCCGGGCGGTAGGGGCAGAAGATGCGGTTCCAGGTCGTATTCGGTGCAAACGTTATCGACCTGGAACCGCAGGCGAGGCACCCACTTGAAAGGAGGACTTCAATGTCCACTAAAACGCCTCATCAACCCGAGGCGACGACCAAGTTTGCCCAACGCATCTGGCATTGGAGGGCTAAAAAGTTCCTCTATGCCCGCGACTACGGCATCAAGGGTTTCCCCTTGCGGTAGACCGGGAAACCAGCAGGAGGTAGGCTCCGGCCTGCCTCCTAGCATAGCAGATTCTCCCGTTCTCGCGCTGCTACCTTCGTCGGGCAACTCTCGGGCGTGCCTTCCCGAACGCAACCGCAACGCATCCTGACGGGCGGATTGAATCTGCTCCCGCCGTCCGACCTGATCCAGCAGGAACAGGCTCGCGACCTGCTCAACTTCCGCGTGGACTCCGCCGGCGCGTTGCGATCGCGGCGCGGCCACATCCGGGATTCGATCCACACCTTCGTGCATTCCCTGTTTCGCCGCGGCAACGACCGGTACGGCGTAACCGGCGGCACGCTGCGCACGCGGCCCGACCTGTCGGCCATCGTGGCGAATGGGTTCGTGGGCCAAGTATTCTACGCGAGCTTCCAGGGCGTCACCTGGGTGATGAATCCCGCGCGGCGGGGACTGCACGCCGGCGGCTCGACTCCGTTCACGTTCCGGAACTGGCTTCCGGACGAACCAACCGGCAAGATGATCGCGACAGCGGGGGCCGAACACGTGGTGGCGATCGCGGAGTTCGATTCGGTGGAGGCGTGGACCCTGACGCGATGGGTGAACGGCGCGCGGCGCGTGGAGCCGGACGCCGAGGTACCGCTCGACGACGTGGGCGTGGTGTCCGTCACAAACGGATCCGCCGAAGTGGTGGGCACGAACACGGCGTGGACTTCGGCCCTGGACGGCAAAAACATTCTCATCCATGGGAGCGATAACGACTACTACACGGTGATCGCGAGCGTGACGGACGCCACGCATCTGACCCTGATGGCACCCTATGACGGCTCTTCGGCGCCGGGCCGTAACTATCTGATTACAGAGACAAAACCCGCAAAGAGCTACGTGGCGGGAATCAGCGGAACGGCGCTCTCGGTGAACTGCGACCCCGCGGGCCGGTGGCAGGTGGAGACCGACTTCGCGGCGCGAAATCTGCTCATCGATGGCAAATCGAACGACGCCGATGTGTTCCGTTTCAGCGTCCGCGCCGACAATCCGGGCGCAATCGCGGCAGTCCGGGTGACACTGCTCGCGGGGCCGATCGGAGAGAACCGGCAGTACGTGACGGCCACCGTCCCCGCCGCGGCGATCAATCCCACGGCGGACGGATGGACTCAGATCCGGATCTCGCGCGGAGCGAATCCGTTCCTGTTCGTGGAGTCCAACGCGGACTATCAGGAACTCGGACGCCGCCTGCAGGAGGCGCAGATCGCGGGGCGCTCGATCGAGGCGGATGAGCTGCTCGAGCAGCGGCGCGCGCTGTTCGATCAACTGGTGGCGGTGGCACCGCCGTTCTTCCGCGCGCCGAACGGCGTGGACGCGCCTTTCGACTGGGCCAATGTGACCGGGCTGTGGATCGAAGCGGAAGTGACCGAGGCAACCGGTCTCCGGTTCGACCGCGCGGAGATCCAAGGCCGCGTGGCGGGTTCACTGTCGGGCTACTGGACATTCTGGGCGAGCTTCTCGACCGACGACGGCCACGAGACCAACGGCGCCGCCGCGAGCGATGCGATCCGGCTCGACAACCAGCCGGTGACACTCAGTGCGATTCCGGTCTCGGCGGATCCGCAGGTGACCAAGCGTCACATCTACGGTGTCGGGCCGGGAGTCGAGGAGCCGCTCCGGTTCGCCACGATCGAGGACAACGTGACCACTTCGCTCGCGCTCGCCGTGGATGCGCGCGACGTGCAGGATCGCGGAACGGCGATGGTGCTGGACGCGGACCCGCCCCCCGCGGCGGACGGCATCCTCGGTCCCTACTTCAACCGGCTGGTGGCGTGGAAGGGATCCCGGCTGTACTGGACGCCGAAGGATCAGCCGTGGAAGTTTCCGGGATCGGGCGACGAAGACGAAGGGAACTGGGTGGACGCGGGCGACGACACCGACCCGATCCAGTGCATCACCGACCACGCGCGGATGATGGTGATCTACAAGCGCGATTCGATCTGGCGCGTGAACGGCGATATCGATCAAGTGGGCGTCGATCCGGAGCGGACCGCGGCGAGCACGGGCGCGAGAGGGCCGCGCTGCGTGTGCACGGGAGCGGGCGTGGACTACTTCCTCGGCGCGGAAGGCGTGTACGCGTTCGACGGCCAGCGCGAAGTGAAGATCTCGCAGGCGCTCGACCCCCTGTTCCGCGGTGAATGGGCAAAGATCTCGGGGGGCGTGCTGCTGCCACCGCTCAACCGCGACTCGGCCGGCGCGTCCGTGATGGCGTACCGGGCGGGCCGGGTCTATCTGAGCTACCCCGACTCGATTCAAGCCGAGCCTTCCGCCACGCTCGTGTACGATACTGAAACCAAGCGCTGGGCGCGCGACTCCGGATTCTTCCGCTCGCTGTACGACGAAGGGCCGGCCTACGCGCTGATGGGATCGATCGGGCCCGCGGGGGTGTACGAACTCGAATCGGGGACCGACGACGCGGGCGATCCGATCCCGGTGATCTGGCAGTCGCCCAGTTTCGATCAGGGCTTACCGAACAACCCGAAGGTGTATAGCGATCTCGTGATCGACTTCGAGTCGCCGGATCCGCTCGTGGTGAAGGTGCTCTACGACGACGGCACGGCCGAAGCGCTCGCCTCGATCTTCTCGACGAATGGAAGGTCCACCACCGTGCTACCGCTGGCGGTGGACGGGCAGGGGCGGCGCGGCCGCATGATCGCGGTCCGGATCGTGGGCGACATTCGCGCCGAGGCAGTGATTTACGGCGTCCACCTGCACTGGTATCCGGAAGAGCGGAACGGGAAGAGCTTCGATTCCGGCGTGCTCGACTTTAGCGGGCCCGCGCGCGTGATCGAGATCGAGGCCGAGATCACCAGCGCGGCGCCGGTGAATTGGGCGGTGGACACGGACAACTTCGGCGCGGCGATCGCCGAGCGCGACCGCGAGGCGATGCCGGCCACATCCCGGAAGCCCGTACTCGCGCGGCTAAAGGCAGCGGCGGACGGACGCCGCGGCCGCGTGCGGATGTGGAGCGACGGGGAGTTTCAACTCCACTCGTTGACGGTGCGCGTGGAGGGGTTGCGGGTGGGCGTGGGACCGGGCGAGACCTGGCGAAGCCTGACCCGCAACTAGACAGGCGTGGAAGGCATCAACCAAGCCAAGGACCTGACGTTGACCTGGGAGGGAACCGGCACGTTCGTCGTGTTGACCGACCAGCCCAGCGGATCAGTGGCCGCTCGCCGCACATTGTCCCTTCCCGCATCCGGCGCGGAGCGGAAGACGGAGACGTTTCCGCTCCATGACCAGAACGGCGAGTACCTGCTCGGGAAGCTGTGGGCCGAGCAGGCCACAACGCCATCCGGATTGATCCTGCATGGAGGCTTCTACACCATGCGGCGGATCGGGACCTACATCGCGCCGGGCGAGGTTTGGAAGACACAGCCCATCACGTTCTGATGCTCCTCTACTTCAAGAAGGCCAAACTCGATTGCAGCATCACGGGCACGGCACGATTCGCCGTACTCACCGAGGCTCCGGGGGGCGCGATGGTGGAGCGGTTCACGACGAAACTGCTGCCGACAGCCGGGCGAACCGTGGTGCCGGTCGCGTTCCCCGGATCGATCACCGGCCAGTTGTTTCAGCCGGTGATTTCGGACGTCTCGGCGGGCGGCGCCATGGTGCTGTACGGGTTCCAGGTCTGGGCGAAGAAGATCGGGCATGCGGGCGATTCTCCCTGGCAGTGGTACGACGTCCCCGTGTCGCGGACGCCCGAGGAATGGGCGCGCGTTCCGCTCCGGATCCAGGCCACTCCCGACGAGTGGACGCGTACGCCGTTGCGCATTGCGCGGACAGCCGACGAGTGGAGTTACGTGGAAATCCCGATGCCCGCGGCGTCTGCCGTGCCGGTGGAGATTCGCGTTCCGGTGGATGCGATCGAGTAGCGCATGCCTCAACTCAACCTCGAAATCCCGCCCTCGGCCGCGACGCTCGACGAGATGCGCCGGGCGATGAACGAGAGCTTGCGACGGATTGCCGAGCAGATCGGCTCACCGATGCGTCTCGAGGCGGACGCGGACGCGGGCGGATTCCGGATGATGAATCTCGGCGATGCGCGCGAGGGAGCGGACGCGCTGAACCTGCGGATGGCCGATCGGCGATTCCCCCGCTCGACCGCGGCGAGCGGAGGCGGCGTGTCCGGTGGCGGGTCCACCTCGACGGCCACCAGCGGCGGTGATGCGAGCATGCTGGTGCTCACCGTGCCTGGCACGCTCAGCATGCGATCGAGCGCGGCGCCGCTCGTGAGCCTGCCCGAGGGCCGCGACGTGTCCGAGGTGATGGCACTCGTCAAGCAGGCACCCGCGGGCGCGGACCTGAAGCTCGACGTGTTCGTGAACAACGCCAAGCACACGAGCGTGGCGATCGCCAAGGACGCCACCACGGGCAAGGTCAACTCGGGGCTGAAGGCGATCGCGAAGGATCAGGTGATCGCGCTCGACATCACGGCCGTGGGGACGGTGTTCCCCGGCGCGGACCTCACCGTCATGATCCGGTTTCGATAGGAGATTCCGTGGACGAAAACTCGATCACGCACGCCGACATGGAGCCATTCCGCGACCTATTTTTCCTCGGTGCCGTGGGGTGCTCGAGACGGCCCCCGCTCGCCACGTTCGTGTGGACGGCGCCGCAAGCCTGCCGGAAGTGCCCGGCCGGACGCCACTACGTGAACGTGGCCGTTACCGTCTCGCTGAACTGACGCCGTGCCCGAGCGAATCCACAAGCTGCAGCCCAACCGGACGATCGCGCTCCGGGGATTCGATGATCGCGGCGCGGCCGCGGCGCTCCACGACGCGACGCCCACGAGCTTCGTGGTGTCCGGCGTGTTCCGCGATCCAGCGGACTTTTGCGTCCTGATACTGTGGGACGCGGACAACTTCTTCGAGCATCCGCGGCTGAAATTCTTGCCCGACTTCGACTTCTCGGGAATCGTGCTCGAGTTCGATGTCCGCTACGAAGGGCTGCAACCGCTCGACTCGGTGAAGTACCCCACGATCGATTGGCCCTTCCTCGACGTGGTGAAGACGGATGGAAGCACGGCGCGCGTCCGCCTGTTCGATCACCTGGCCCAGCCCGAGCCGATCGCGGGCGCGTGGGAGAAGGCCTCCGGCACGATCGCGGTGCAGGCGGCGGACGTGCAGGCCTTCGACCGGGTCACGATCTGGTATCAGAACCTCGCGTTCGACTACATCGCGGCGGGCGGTGAGACCGGCGAGGCCGTCGCCGCGGCGCTCGCCGCGCAAATCAACGGCGTGGCGTGGGGCGACGCTCAGGCGATCGAAGCGGAGGCCTCCGGCTCGAACCTGACGATCCGCGCCAAGCGGCCCGGCCAGGACGGCAACCTGATCCGGCTGTACTGCCAGAGCAAAACGCCGAGTCTCGCGCTCTCGGCGGACACGCTGCATCTGGCGGGCGGATCCAGCGCGGCGACCTGGCGCGTGAAGCTCGACTTCTCGGCGCTCGGTCTCGACCAGGTGAGACAGATGTGGTTGACGTTCGCGCCCGCGATCGCCGACAGCGCGGCGTATCAGGCGACGGAATGGCGCGCCGAGTTCACGAACTGGACCGTGACCGGAGCGAATCAATGGTTGCAGGTGGCCGGACCGGGATCGGTCCGGGTGGAGGAAACAGACTCATGGTGTACCTATGGTGGAACGAGTTGGAGCTCCGAATCTGGCTTCTACTCGAAAGGCTTCGCGCACGCGGCCAGCACGGCGGGAGCGACCGTCACGGTCCGCTACCACTGCCAAACCACACATGACCTGTGGATCGGGACATCGCTTTACTCCGACCGTGGCGCGTGGGGCGTGTCGCTCGACGGCGGCGCCGAGACGACGCTCGATTGTAGGCTGAGCGTGGATGTCGCTGTGGTGACGCGGCGGCGGATCCGGACGGGAGTGGCGCCCGGCGAGCACGTGGTGACGCTGACGCACCGGGGCGGCGGGCCGTGCTACTTCGATTTCCTCGAGGCGGCGGTGGCGGGCGATGTGCCGGACGCGCTGCCCGCCCGGCCGAACTTCAGCCCGGCGATGGACTACGGCACCGACCACACCTACAAGATGCCCGCCGCGCGGCTGCTGTGGTGGATGGATCAGATCGGATTCGCGGGTCCGCTGAACGTCTACGTGTCGGTGTTCTGGTGGAATCAGCGGAAACGGATCGGCGCGATCGTGCCCGACGCCACGGTGACGTTCGGCGGAAATCTCCAGCCCGGCGACCAGATCTTCGTGAGCATTGCGGACGGCGTGTTCGGCAAGACGGTGTTCCCCGCGGACACCGCCGAGTCGATCGCGCGACACTTCGCGTTCTTCATCAACATGACGAGCGTGGGCGTGTGGGCCGCGGCCGAGGGGGCAATTCTCTCGCTGATCAATCGCGCGGTGGGCCCGGCGTATCAGTTCACGATCGCGGCGAGCGTGGAGCGCCAGCCGGGATCGACGGCGACGGCCGTAGCGGCGGGCGACCTGCGCGGCGGCGATCCGGGCCGGTGGGACGTGGATGAAGGGGCGGCGCCGACACTGAACCGGGGCGCGCGCGAGTGGATCGCGGACCTGTGCCGGGAGTGCGCCGCGCGCGGGCGCGAGTTGACGCTCTCGTATTCGATGGAGCTGTTGAACCCGCCCGACGCGTGGGCGGCGCGGTATCCGGACGGGACGGCCGTCACGACGGCGACGGGCTTCTCGACCAACTTCACGACGCACTGTTCCTTCGTGAGCGGGATGCTCGGCTATCAGAAGCGGGTCTATCTCGAGACGGCGGGCATCATGGCGGCGGCGGGCCTGGTGCCGAATCTCCAGTTCGGGGAGTTCCTGTGGTGGTTCTTCCCGGATCACGGAGGGATGGCGTACTATGACGCGGAGACGAAAGCCGCGGCGCTCGCCGCGTTCGGGCGGCCGCTCCACGTGTTCACCGCTCCGGACGATTCGCCAGCCGTGAACGGCGGGGCGGACGCGGCGCTCCTGGCGCAACGGCTCGATTCGCATTGCCGCGCAATCCGCGATCACGTGCGGGCCCAGCATCCGGACGCCGTATTCGAGATCCTGCTCGCGCTCGACGTGAATTATCCGAGCGAATATGAGGTGCTCTCTCCGATCAGTGGGACGCTCTACCGGCTGGGCGGACGGTTAAACTACGCCGTTAACGTGCCCGCCGCGTGGCGATCGCCGGATACGGCGCCGTTCGACCGCGTGAAGATGGAGGGCCTCGACAACGGGGCGGGAAGCCGGAATCTCACGCGAGCGCGGCGCGTGATGGCGTTCCCCTTCGCGGAGTTGGCCTGGCCGCGGGCAAAGTGCCGGTATCTGGTGCCGGTATTCAACGGAGGTTGCCCATGGGAAGCGGAATATCGGGCGGCGATAGACGCGCGCGTTCCAGTGGTGAACGCCTGGGCGCATGACCACGTGCACATTTTCGGATGGCCGGTGGAAGAACCCGCCGCGCGCGAGGCGATCGCGCTCCTGTAGGTCTCGGCGCAACTCCTCGGGTGAAAGGAGTGCCCAACATGCCCGACGATCCGATCATCATCGTGATTCCCGCGTCCCTGACGTGGTAGCCGAATTCCTCTCTCCTCACTCCCAGCCGGGCCCGCGCCCGGCTTTTTCTTCGAAAGGACCTTCATGCACACCCTCAAGACTCTCGCTGCGCTGATTCTGGCAGCCGTCTCCCTGATGGCGGAAACCACCGTCACCTACAGCGTCAACAACACCACTTCGGCGACCTACACGAACGCGTCCCACGGGATGGGTTCAAAGTGGATCTCGGTAAGCGTCTACAACGCGAACGGCGAGCTGCAGCCGACTTCG